CTTGCTTATGAGGACGTCTGTGCATCTTACCGTGGTGCGAAGCGTCGGACGTATGAGGCGGCTGCTCTTTCGTTGTTGCATGATGGGCCCGTCACACCGTTCGATGCTCGGGTCTCGGCATTCGTCAAGGCAGAGCGGCGCCCAGCGAATCGTCCTGGCCGACCACGGCTGATCCAACACCGCCGGCCACGTTATGTGCTGGCGTTGATGGCTTATTTGCGTCCTGTGGAGTCCGTGTTGTATTCAGAGAAGGCCTTTGGCGGCAAGAGGGGTCACCGGACCCGAGTCTTCCCCAAGGGGCTGGATCTGAAAGGTCGATGCCGCCTTATAATTGAAAAATTCAACAACATTAAGGATTGCGTCGTGCTGCCGATCGACTGTTCCCGCTGGGATATGCACGTTAGTGCTGAGCTCCTCAGATTAGAACATGTGTTCTATGAGAGGGTTTGTGCTCCCAGTTCGGAACTGCAGCGGCTCCTAGCAATGCAGATCGCGAATAAGGCCGCCACTTCGTGCGGCATCAAGTATAGATGTTATGGGCGCAGGATGTCCGGTGACGCTAACACGTCCCTTGGAAACTGTCTGCTGATGTACGCGTGCGTACGTGCACTCATGTCGAGGCTGGATGAGTGGGACACCATGGTTGATGGGGATGACGCCCTGCTGTTCTTCCCCGCCAGGCATCTGGAGTGGGTCCTAGCCGAGCTCGGGCCGTCGTTTTTACGGTTTGGCCACGAGGTCGTGCCGGGGAAACTCGCCAGGCACTGGACGGAGGTGGAGTATGGTAAGGCGCGGCCCATCTGGGCTGGCGATTGGCGCTTAGGCCGTGACCCGATGGCGGTGTTGTCGTCTACTTTCGTGTCTAATAAGTATTACGGTAACCCCGTCTCTGGCCGGCGGTTCGCGCGGACTGTAGCGCAGGGCGCCCTTGTGGTGAACAGGGGCGTTCCTGTGCTGCAGGCCTTTGCCGAGGCGGCACTGGGCCAGCTAGGCCCTGGGCCGGTTGATCCCAGCATGGTGGA